ACATGGGCTATCGGAAATGCAGTTACTCGTCAAGATCATAATGAAAATATTCAACTTGATAAAGATAAGTCAGTTCAAAGAATTGATCCAATTGCAGCTGTTGTAAATGGATATGTTAGAGCGATGGTAAATGAGCCTCCTAAAAAATCAGTTTATGAAGAAAGAGGTATCAGAACACTTTAGAAGGGAGTGATCTGAATGTGAATATAAATTTTAATGACTTTGTATTTTTTATAGGAATGATAATTTCAGGTGCTGGTTTATGGTTATGGAGTCCAGCACTTAGTCTTACAGTTATAGGAATAATATTAATGATGGCTAGTTGGTTTTGGGAAGGTGGTAATTGATGGGTATTATATCAAGCATAAAAAGCAATATAAGTAGTTTAAATAGTCCAGGTCAATGGCTTTTAAATATGTTTTCTGGACCAACTTCAAGCGGTGTCAATGTAAATGAAGATAATGCTATTACTTATTCAGCTGTTCATAATGCAATTACTATATATTCTGAAATTGCAGCAATGTTGCCTCTTAATATATATAAAAGATTAGATCCTAGAGGAAAAGAAAAAGCGACTACTCATCATTTATATAAGATTTTACATGATCAACCAAACCCAGAAATGACATCATTTGTGTTCAGGGAAACTTTAATGGGACACTTATTGACTTACAGAAACGCTTATGCAGAAATAGAATATGATAATGCTAACCGAGTTAAAGCATTATGGCCGTTACTGCCAGATAGAACATGGCCAGAAAGGGACAAAAAGACTCAAGAACTATACTATAAAACTGTTTTGCCGGGTGGGAAAGGGGTAAAACTTCCTTCAAAAAGAGTATTTCATGTGCCAGGCAGAAGTAACAATGGAGTAAAAGGAATTAATTTAATTCAATTGATGAAAGAATCTATAGGGACAGGTTTAGCTCTTGAAAAATATGGTGCTAAATTTTTTGATAACAATGGCACACCTAGCGGGGTTTTAGAACATCCAGGAGAATTATCAGATTCAGCTCATGATCATCTTAAAAAAGACTGGGAATCAAAACACGGTGGGTTAGATAATGCTCATAGAATTGCGATTCTGGAAGAGGGATTAGCTTGGAAACAAATTGGAATTTCTCCAGAAGATGCGCAAATGCTAGAAAGCAAAAAATTTCAAATAACTGAAATAGCCCGTTGGTTTAACATACCCCCACACATGCTTAAAGATATGGAAAGAGCAACTTTTTCAAATATTGAGCAGCAGTCTTTAGAATTCGTTATTTATTATTTAACTCCGTGGCTAAAAAGATTTGAACAGCAAATACAAAAAGACTTAATTAAAAACAATTCTTATTTTGCTGAGTTTCTTGTAGATGCTTTATTAAGAGGAGATATCGAAAGCAGATATAACGCTTATTCCAAAGGTATTCAAAATGGTTTCTTAAGTCCGAACGATGCAAGAGAAAAAGAAAATATGAACCCTAAAGAGGGCGGAGACCAAACATTTATTCCTTTAAATTTAATTCCTTTAAATGCTGATAATCCTAAAATAAATGATAGAAGCAACAAATCTGTAAAAAAAAACAAAATTGAAATGAAAGCTAGAAGATCAGCTGCCGGAAGAAGAAATATTGCGTTAAGATATCAAAAAGTAATAAAAAATTCTGCTAAACAGATGATTGATAAAGAAGTTAAAATTGTTAGGGATAAAGCAATTGAAGAATTATCAGAAAGAAATGCAGGCGGTTTTCAAAGATGGCTAGAAGAGTTTTATGAAGAATTCAAAACAGAAATAAAAAATTCAATGAAACCAGCAATTAAAACAATGGCAGAAGCTATTGCAGAAGAGGCGGGTAAAGAAGTAAATATAGAAGATTTATCAGACATCAAAGGACTTGATAACTTTATTGAAAAGTATATTGAGTCTTTTTCTTATAGATATAGTAGTTATTCAAAAAACCAGTTAAATGCATTAGTTAAAGAAGCTTTAAATTCAGATCAAGATCCACTTGAGTTAATTGAGCAACGGCTCGATGAGTGGAAAGAGAAAAGACCGAATAAAGTAGCTAAACAAGAAAGTATTAAAAGTGCTGGTGCTTTTAGCAAATTTGCTTTTTCAGCTGCAGGAATTTCAGAACTAATATGGGTGACAATGGGTAACGACCCTTGTCCATATTGCATTGAAATGAATGGCAAAAGAATTGGAATTGAAAGCGATTTTCTGAGCGCAGGAGAAAGCTTGAATCCAGAAGAAGCTGAAGGAGAAATGCAGGTATCCAGCAACATAGGTCATCCTCCATTACATGAAGGATGCGAATGTGGGATTAGCCCAGGTTAAAGGAGGTGAATCACTTGGGAAAAGGATTTGAATCTAGATTAGTAAAAACAAATTTTGAAATCAAAGCCGAAGAAGAAAATAGCAAAAAAATTGTTGGCTATGCAGCTTTATTTGATGACCCAGCTCCAGAAACATGGGGCTTTATTGAAAAAATAGCGCCTGGAGCATTTGAAGAAGCACTAAAAACATCAGATGTAAGAGCTTTAATAAACCACGATGCTAATTTGCTATTAGGAAGAAATAAATCAGGAACTCTACAGTTGAAAGAAGATGAAAGAGGTTTATATTATGAAATTGAACCTCCAAATACTACTTATGCTGCCGATTTAATGGAATCTATGAAAAGAGGAGATATAAATCAATCCTCATTTCAATTTAAAGTTGATATCGAAGAATGGGATGAGACTGGAGATATTCCAGTTAGAACAATAATTAAAGTAAAAGAATTAAGAGATGTAAGTCCAGTTACTTTTCCCTGGTATCCAAATTCAGAGTCTGGCTTAAAATCTAAAGAAGATGTCTATAAAAGGCATCTTGAAAACAAAAACAATGATCATGAAGTTATAGAAAAAAGAAAAAAAGAATTAAAAAGAATAAAACACCACAATATATTATTAGGAGTTGATTGAGAATGACCCTTGAAGAATTAAGAGCGCGTTTAGCAGAAATAGAAGAAAGAATGGAAGAATTAGCCGGCGAAGATTTTCAAATGAAAGATTCAGAAGCTAAAGAATATGATGAATTAGCCAAAGAACATTCTGAAGTTCGCAAAAAAATAGAAAGAATTACTGCTTTAGAAGGAGTGAGAGATTATAACTCTCAGACTCAAAATTCAGCTATAAGACCACCTGTTCCAGAAGATGATAACGGCGGCGAAGGTAGAGAAGGCATGCCAAAAGATGGAGAATTCAAAAACCTTGGAGATTTTTTGTATCACGCTAGATATGAGCCAAATGACTCTCGGGTAAAAGAATTAAGAAATATGGCAATGGAAGATGGAGCCTCTGGAGGGCTTTTAGTTCCTGAAAAGTTTTCTACAGAAATATTAAAACTAGATCCTGAAGCGGCAATAGTAAGGCCGAGAGCGACTGTTATTCCTGCTGGTTCTAATCCGGACGCTGCAATGAATTTTCCTGCTATGCAGCAGGGCAGTAAAGGAGTATATGGCGGCGTTAATTTCAGTTGGACAGCTGAGCAAGAAACAAAACCAGAAAAAGACGGTCCTAAATTAAGAGACATCAAACTAGAGCCTGAAGAAGCTTCTGGTTGGATTTCTGTTTCAAATAAACTACTTAGAAATTCCGAAGCTGCATCACAGTTCTTAACAACCACATTAAGAAATGCTAAATTAGGGTTTGAAGATTTCCATTTCTTAAGAGGCGATGGTAACTCTAAACCGTTAGGTATCGTGAATTCTAAAGGTGCCATGACTGTAAACAGAAACACATCTTCAAAGATATTATATGAAGATGTTATAGGTATGGAATCGAAAGTGTATCCAGAGTCCCAAAGCAATGTTATGTGGATTGCAAGTCAAAGCGCTTATTCTGATATCAAAGATATGAAAGATTCCGATGGTAAAAGAATTTATACAGATGGGAACTTAGTCAAAGGAGTTCCGGCTATGTTAGATGGAATACCTTTAAAATGGACAGGGAGAGTTCCTACTTTAGGAAACAAAGGCGATTTAATGCTTGTTGACTTGAGATATTATCTTATCAAAGACGGTTCAGGGCTTTATATTGCAGCTTCTGAACATGCTGAGTTTAAAGCTAATAAGACAATCATCAAAGTTGTATTTAATGTTGATGGTCAAAGTTGGTTAGAAGAGCCTTTAACTCTAGAAGATGGAAATACTCAGGTAAGTCCATTAGTTATGTTAGGTTAATTAAAATATAAGGGAGGTTTAGCCTCCCTTAATTATTTAAAAATTGAGGAGATGAAAATAAATGAAACGATTGACAGAACAATTAAAGTTAGATAATGCTGTAGAGAGTCAACCTTTAGGAGCTTCCAACACTACAGGAGATTATTTTGATATGACCCAGTATAGAGATGCAATGTTTGTATTAAACTCTGGAGCTTTAGCGAACACTAATCTAATTAAGCTAGAGATTTTACAGGCTAAAGATGAGTCTGGAACTGATTCCAAAGCTGTTAAAGATGCAGACGGCAACCCGATTATTGTTGAATTTACTAATGAAACTGGAGCTGGTGTTGATTCAGCTAAGCTAATTGCAGAAGTGCAAGGACCTTTAATGGATACCAATAACGGATTTACTCACTTGGCAGCTAAAATAACTTCTGATGATGCTTCTTCAAATTTATCTTGTGATTTAATTAGAGGAAATGCAAGGTTTATGCCTACACAAGATGCAGATAATATGGTAGTAGCTTAATAATTATAGCCCCTTAATTGGGGCTTTTTCATGGAGGTGAAAACATGGATGTTATAAGCAATGGGTTACGATATAAAGGTAAAGAAATTCCTAAAGGCAAAGAAATCAAAAGTGTTCCAAACGGGTTGGCAGCTAGGTGGTTAAGAATGGGATTTGCAAAAGCTAAAGATGGTTATGAAAAACAAGTAAAACCTCCAGTTGAAAAAGCAGAGGATAAAAAAGAAGTTGAGTTTCCAAAGCATACTGGTGGAGGTTGGTATGTTTTAAGCAATGGTGAAAAAATTAGAGGAGAAGATGAAGCGATAGCTGCAGAAAAAGAATTGGGGTGATTAAATGCCTCTAAATGAAAATGCTTTAACTACAGTCGATAGATTAAAGCTGCCAATAGACAATACAAGTATTGAAATCTATATAAATGCTGCAAGTGATGTAATAGAAAATTATTGCAACACTAAATTCAATAAAAAGCCCAGGAGTTTAAATTTAAAATCAGATGGCGGCAAATATCTTATGATCAATTACTGGAATATTGAATCAGTAGAACAGATCTTAAATGATGATGAAGAAATTACTGAATATACTATTTTAGCTGAAAAGGGTATGTTATACAAAAAAGATGAGTGGCCTGAATTAGATGATTATGATTTAGAAGTTAATTTTACAGCCGGGTTTATTTTACCAAAAGATGCTACTGCAGAAAGTCCATCTACATTGCCGGGCGGAATAGAAAATGCCTGCATCTTAATTGCTCAAGATTTATATTGGGAACAGCAAAGAAATCCAATAATCGAAAGTCAGTCCAGAGGTGGTGTCTCTA